GGTGCAGCCGTTCCTATCTCAGCACTGGGCGACGACCAGGAGGTTCCTTATGCCGTAGACCCTGGGCATGCGGAGGTGATGCCAGTGCTTCAGCTCATTGGTGACCTGGGTGAGCCGATCAAGACCATGACCGTGTTTCGTGATTCGGTCATTGTCATCACGGAGTACGGCAAGGTGTACCAGATCACGATGGAAGATCTGGTGATCCATAAGATTGGATGGACTGGGGCTGGGCCGCCAATAAAATGGCCTGAGTTCATGGAGCCAAGCGACAGGAGATTCTGATGTTTGCTAAAGAGATTCCAGACTTCCTCGAAGAAGTGATGGAGCAGCTTGCGATCGGTATCGATCGAGTTGCCGATAAAAACCTGGTGGTCGTTGAGCCGCCTGCTGGTGTAGATGCACCAGTGGTGCCTCGCAGATACCCTGATCAGGTGGAGATCATGTTGAACGTCGATGCCAAGATCGATGATGGCACTGCTGAAGGTGGATACGAGAACCAGACTATCTGGGTCAAGATTCCCTGGCCAACGAGAGTGGCATGAGTGACTGTCCTGGAGCTGACGGACTTGTATGCGTCGATGGATGGCTGTACTCACAGATGTCCGGACGCATGATGATCTTCCCGGCTAATCGTAAGTGCCCTGTCTGCAATAAGGAAGCGCCTGGAGGTGAGGATTCGGGAGTAGCGCCCCGGAGTAAAATGTTATGAGCAGGAACATCGATGTGCCGGTGTATGTCGGCGTAATGAAATCCACCGAGAACAGTGAGAAGCCAGTTACCTGCGTGATGCCTGAGCCATACACCGGATCAGCTTTTAATCAGTACACCTGGTATCGGACGACAGTGCCGATCATGGTCGCCAGTGAAATTAAGGTATCTCACCACACTTCGGTTGAGGAAGTTGCCGAAGACACGAGATGCAAACGGGATTGAATTTCGTGGTGGTCGATGTACCGACAATCGGAGAGCGGAGGTTTGTCAAAGCGCGATTAGGTGACAACGCTTATTCGCGAATGCGTCAGCGGTTCGGACAAGAAATGGTTCTGATCAAGGCTGAGGACTTTGAGGCTGGATGGTCTATGGAGTCAGGGTATATCCCAAAAGACTTATCGAGGGGCAGACTTCGCAATATCGAACGGTTTGAAAAGTTCCTTGCTGAGAATACAGTCATCGAAGTTGCCAACGTAGACATCAATGCAGGTGGACGTATCGCATTCAGGGACGGTAAGCACAGGACTCGCGTACTGTTGAATCTGGGAATGGAAAGCATACCAGTGACCATGACAAAGGAATCTGTGGATCGGTTCGAGCGGTACTATCCATGCGGCCAGGATTGATGCAGTGCTGTCGATGTGGGCAGAAGTGGGAGGACCGACCAGGTGAGTACCGTCAGATCAACTGCTGCATGCGGTGTCTGGGCATTTACTGGGTGTGGGTGACGTACAAGAACAGGTAGTTTCAGATTAGGATGATATTAGGATAGGAGAGGGCATGAAACTCGTGGGCAGATGAAGAAGCTGGGTGAAGCGTTGCAGGTTATTTTCTTCCTGGTGGCTGTCGGCCTGGTATTCTATGTGGGATACTTCCTGACCAGCGGATAGGGGAATCGAAATGCCAAGAACAGTCACAGTGCCGGTATTCATCGGTGTCCTGAGAGCCACTGCTGATAGTCCTGATCCGAAAATCATCGTTGCTGAAGCACCGAGAGGCAGCAGAGATTTTGATCGATACAAGTGGTTCAGGTCTACCGTCGATATTACAATTCCGGACATTGCGACCGCAGTTCCATCGACACCAGCGACACCAGTTCCTGATCCGTAATTCATGGAGCAGTCAAAGTATCTGGAGAGCTTGCTGAAGAAATGCGAGGCTCTGGGCTGTAGGGTCACGGTGCGTGAGGATGGTAGGATTCAGCCAGAAGGACAGGACGCTATGTCCGAGAAAGATTTTGCCCACTGGGTATGGGAACAGGAGAAGAAGCGATGAGCGTTATTTATTACTGCGATGCACCTGGTTGCGTGAAGAAAGCAACCGGGCAGATAGGGCCAGAGGGCTGGGACAGTCCTCAAGACTGGCATGGACTCAGTAATGACGGAACCATCTACGATCTGTGCAGTGGTCCGTGTGTCGATAAGATGAAAGTCGAGATCGACAAGAATCAGCCGGAAGAAGAAGACGAAGGCGAAGAACAGACCATCACTCCGGATGACGTAGGCACCCTCAAAGTATAGAATCCCTTCGCCGCCTGGAGGATGAAATCATGCCACTCAAAAAGGGTAGCAGTGACAAGACTGTAAGCTCGAACATCAGCGAGCTTGTGCATTCAGGCAGGCCGCAAAAGCAGGCTGTCGCCATCGCAATGAGTAAAGCTGGCAAGTCGAAGCACAAGCCAGGGAATCCGCACGGAATGAAACCAGGTCATCCTTACATGGGTGATCCTATGGCAGCCAGGCCGGCGCACCATCGCAACAAGCACGATATGTGATGACAGATGCGTTCGATAAATGGGCCAAGGAGCATGAGCTGAACGAGAAGAACCTACTCGAAGCAGCTCGTCGGCTGCGTCTCCGAAACATGGCTCATCGAGGTGGCAAGCTGTCGCGTCCAAAGCTACGTCCGCATACCTACGTGTTCCTTCAACAAGACAAGGCTGATCCAAGTGATGTCATCTGCCTGGGTATCGTGTTCACAACCTGGTCGCTTAAAAAGTTCAACGCAGTAAACTTCCACGCCGAACTTAACGGCGCACCAATTACATCGTCAGGGAGACTGACGAAACTCAGCAATGACCAGGATGGGATCATTGTCTCGGAACGGTGGTGCTGGGAATCACTCCTGAAAGAGTTCAAAGGATTATCAGCAGGGAACATCTGAGGTGGTCGCAGATGCTCTTGCAGTCCAGACAGCAGTAGGTGAGTACAGAACTCAAGCCCAAGCTGAGTTTTTGCGACGAGATCTACGAGAGTTCGTAGCGGCGGCATGGCCGATCGTCGAACCAAAGCCATTCAAGAATAACTGGCACCTGGACGCAATCTGCGATCACCTCGCCTATGTCACGTTCGGTGACATTCGCAATCTCATGATCAACATTCCCCCCAGGCAGACAAAGAGCCTGGTTGGCAGTGTGCTATGGCCAGTCTGGGAGTGGTTGCTAGATCCCAAGGTGCAGTTCTTGTTCGCGTCCTATGCTCAGGAGCTGGCGTTACGTGATGCAGTGAAGTCACGCCGGCTGATCGAGTCAGCCTGGTTCCGTGAACGGTTCGCGAAGACGTTCTATCTCGATCCAGCGGACAACAGGAAGAATCGCTACGTCAACAATCATGGCGGCCATCGCATCTCTGGCTCGATCCTGGGTAAGGCGACCGGCGAAGGTGGCGATAAGATCGTCCTTGATGATCCGCACAACATGAAGGATGTGTACTCGGACACGATCCGGTACAACACCCTATCCACCTGGGACAACTCCCTGCGGTCACGCCTTAACGATCCAACCACAGGCCAGAAGGTGCTGATCGGACAGCGGTCGCACGATGCCGATCTGTTCGGTCACATCCTGAGCAGCGAAGACGAGCGATGGGAAGTGCTGATGCTGCCGATGGAATACGATCCATCCAGGCATTGCGTGACGTTCTTCAACAACGGCAGAGGACACAAGACGCACAAAGGCGCGGTCTTCGAGGACCCCAGGGAGAAGAAAGGCGAGCTGCTGAATCCGCAACGCTTCGGTAACGAGGAGAGGAAGGCCGAGTCGAAGGCCATGTCTACCAGGGACTATTCGGCTCAATTCAACCAGGACCCAACATCAGGCGGCGGCCTGATCCTGAAGAAGAAGTGGTGGCGTCAGTGGTGCTATCCAGAAGATCATCCGGAAGCCGGCAAGCCCATGCCGAATCCAGACTTCATCGAGATCATCTCTTTCTATGACACGGCATTCGAGACTGACGAGGAGAACGATTTCTCTGCCAGGGTAACTGCCGGCCTGTTCGAGTATTCAGAGAGTGGTCGCGAGATCGATACCAAGGTTCATGCGCTGATGCTGGAGCGAATGAACGAGCGCCTGGAGTTCCCGGATCTCAAGCAGGAGGCGATCGAACACAATGTTGACTGGGCTCCTGATCGAACACTGATCGAGAAGAAAGCGAGTGGACATTCATTACGCCAGGAGCTGCGGAAGGCTGGCGTCTCTACCTGGGCAGTGAATCCAGGCACCAACGACAAAGTGTTCAGGGCTCACATGGTCGCGCAGATCCTCAAGGAAGGCCGGCTGTGGTACATCCCCAGGAACTGGGCTTACGATGTCATCAACCAGTGCGCGACATTCCCAGTCGGTGAGCATGACGACATGGTGGACTGCATTGTGATGCTGCTGGCTTACATTCGTCGCATGGGCTTGATGGCGCTCGACGACGACGAGAAGGATGACGAGATGAAACTGTTCGCACAACCAAGGAAATTCTATGGTGCATAGCGTTAAGAATGTGGTCGAGTTGAATGTCGGTAAGTTCGATGCAGTGCGAACGCTTCGAGATTGCTTGTCAGCCGCTGAGCGCGGAGAGATTAAGCACGTTATCGTGATCAGCACTGATGCGTTACTCGAAGGAGAGGCTGAAGATGGCCAGGACATATGGGCGAGCTGGTCACAGATGGAGCGACATCATGTCCTGTGGCTAACCAGGTGGTTCAATAGCTTCGTCAATTACCGCTACTTCGGGAAGTATCACGATCCTGACTGAGGTACACTTCGATCGCTGCCCAAGGAGGAGACTATGTTCATTGTCTGGATTCTTATCGGTATTCTGATTGGCATGATCCTGTCCTGTAAGTTACCCAGTATTTGCGGAGTGATTGGCAAAGCCTGGAACTGGATCAAGGGTAAGCTGGGCAGATCGACGCCGACGATCATCGCCATGTTCTCGGTGATGCTCCTGGCTACGACACTGCAAGCCTGCGCGAAACAAAAAGCTGATGCCTATATCTGCGGTGAGCCACCGAACGAGGTGACGTTCTACTGCAAGCCTGGCACCGGGCCACCACGTAGCGACTGCGGATTACCACAGTCAGGTGAGTTCGATAAAGATCCGATCACTTGTTGATGGCCCATCAGGGCAGTAACAAGGCGAGGAATCAAACCAGGTCAGGTGGCGTCACCAATGCCGCCTGGCTTGAGAAAAACAAACAGAAACGACGCAAGCATCGCAAGATCGCAAAGCAGTCACGCAGGTTCAACAGGAAGAAGTGACAGCGCGATAGGGAGCATATAGAATCTCACCAACTTCGCCGCCAACGAAGCTGAGGGTATGACTATGGGCGTTAGCGGCTTAGGTCTCGAAGGACTCACCAGCGATTCCGCTGGTGGTGGTGGTGGAGTACCAGATTCTCCACTCATTCTCCAAGCGTTCGGTGTTGTAGGTGCGCCTGAACTTGCTTTCCTGGGCGATGAAGATACCGGCCTTTACAGGCCAGCAGTCAACACACTCGGTCTCGTTGCTGGTGGCGTTGAACTAGCCAGAATCTCAGCTCTTAGCGATGCTTTTCTTCGGGCCGGGACTGACCCTGCTGCTAACGGTGGCGACCTGGGCCTGTCCGCAGGTGATTCAGGTGTCGCCGCAACAGGTGATGGCGGCGATGTAAATATCCTGGCAGGTTCATCAGTCGCAACGACTGGTGACGGTGGCATCGTAAGCATCAAGTCAGGTGATGGTTTCTTCCAGGGTGCTGGTGGCGACATCCTCGTGGAAGTTGGCTCAGGCGGAGCGGCTGGTCCCGGCACGAGCGGAAACTTATTTGTCAATACTCTAACTGGTCTCAATGCTGCTGCCGGATTGCAAGTCCCTATTCCCGGTCTCGTATCGATATACGGTATCGGACGCTCTGGTTCAGGGCCAGCAGGAAACTTAGAACTTTGGGGCGGATATGCTAGTGGTGCTGGCGGCGGATCAATCGGCGGCGATGCCATCATGTGGGGCGGAGGCCAAGGCGGCGGAGCAGGCGAAGGTGGTGATGCGGCGATCATCGGCGGCGAGAGTGACACTCAGCCTGGTGACGCAAGGGTTATAGGCGGAGTCGCAACTACTGGTGGAACAGGTGGTGCTGCGATAGTCGCAGGTGGGGCCGGATTCGGCACAAACTTCGGTGGTGGGTTAGCTCGCGTTGATGGTGGTCTTGGTATCGGCACTGGCAACGGTGGACAAGCCAATCTGCTCGGTGGTGGCTCAGGATCAGGTGCAACTGGTGATGGAGGCAATGCAGAAGTTGTCGGTGGCGCTTCAAACGCAACCGATGGTAATGGCGGCGATGTCGTAATTCAAAGTGGTGCGGGAGCAGGTGGTGGAGATGCTGGCGAGATTATCGTCAGTATCGGCGGAAGTGTTCAGTATAGAATTGATGCTGGAACGGGCCTCCATGGAGAGACTGCTGCCGGTCCCGTACTGCGAAATGTCGGCGCAAGTTCGGTTACACCTAACCTGATTCCAAATAGAACTGACCTTAATACAGGTGTAGGCTGGCGTTCCGCAGATCAAGGGGAGTTAATTGCCGGTGGTGTTGGGGCATTCACCTTTGCAGAATCAGGCGGAGTGATCACCAATACATTCCGTGGAAACTTGCAAGCAGCAGGTGGCGGAGGTGCTGGTCCTGTATTGCTAAATACGAGCGCAAGTGCGTCAGTTCCAACGGTTATACCAAACCAGGCAGATCCGGACACTGGCTTGTCGAGAGATACGATTAACGGTTTGACGATGATTGCCGGAGGTCTCGGTTGTATTCGGGCGAGAAACATAGGAGCCGCACGAGCAGTCGGCTTCTATGTAACGACACCGATTATTCTACAGACTGGAGTAGCAGTGACCGCTAGTGGAGTTCACGCAGCCTTGGTTGCACTGGGATTGATTACTGCTTAATAGGAGAGAGGAGCATGGCGAAGGAGAATACATACGCATTGATACTCACGGAAGTAGAAATGCGAACAGCTTTAGAATCGATTGACAAGACAGCGTATCTCGGTTCGGTATCCGACACGGTATCGAGCCTTCGTGAAAAGTTGAATGCTGATAAACAGCAGCCAATAAAACCGCGAAAGCGAAAGGCAAAACCAGAAACTCCAGAGGAATAATTCATGGCAGTCAGAGCAGATCTTTTATCGACCATGAAGCCGATGCCGACCTTCACGGAGACCGAACAGGTCACCGATAGAAACATCATTACGCACAATGACGATGGCACCATCTCGGTTCTTCCGAAGGGCGAGATCGCTGAGTACGCTGACATCGATCACGATGCAGAGACACCTGAAGGTTGGAACGACAACCTGGCAGAGGAGCTGTCTCCCCAGGAACGAATCACAATCGCGGACGAGCTGATCGAATACTACGAGATCGATGAGCAGGTTCGCGAGGAACACTTCGATCGACTGGCCGATGGTCTCAGGCTGATGGGTCTGACCGACGAGCCAGCATCAGATGTACCGTTCAAGGGTGCGGCCACCGTGCAGCATCCACTCATCGCTGAAGCCGTAACGCAGTTCCAGGCGCGAGCGATTGAGGAATTTTTCCCGCCTGCTGGGCCAGTCAAAGCCTACATCATGGGTGAAGCGACCGAAGAAAAAGTGGCGCAGGGTGAACGTCTTTCGGATTACATGAACTATCAGCTCACGGAAGCCGACGACGAATACTACTGGTCCACTGACCAGATGCTGTTTTATCTCCCCCTTTCAGGATCTGCGTTCAAGAAGGTCTACATCGATCCCATCACAGGCATGACTACATCTCGGTTCGTTACCGCTGAGGATTTCGTCGTCCCGTATAACGCGAGATCGCTTGCGAATGCTCCACGGTACTGTCACAGATACGAGATGCCAGAGAACGATGTTTTCAGGGCCCAGGAAGCGGGATCATTCATCGAAGACGCCAGGTTATTGCCGACTCCACAGATCCTGGTTGACAAGAACACCAGCTTCTCCAGGTACGATATGGAGGATGTTGCGGACGATCGGTCGCCACAGCAGCACTATGACGACACGATCTATACGATGCTTGAGTACCACATCGATTACCGCATGCCCTGGGATGAAGATTTAGAAATAGCGCCACCGTACATCGTCACCGTTGAGTCAGAGTCTCGTGAGGTGATGGCAGTTCGTCGCAACTGGGTACACGACGACGAGCTGATGAAGAAGCGAATCTGGTTCACTCATTACAAGTATCTCCCTGGCCTTGGTTTCTATGGCTTTGGCCTGCTACACATAATTGGCTCACTAGCAAAAGCTGTCAGTGGTGGCATCCGTGCCCTGCTCGACAGTGCAGCAGTGGCAAACTTACAGGGTGGCTTCAAGAGCAAAGAAGCCAAGATTGCTGGGGAGATACGTTTTACACCTGGAGAATGGATCGATGTCGATATGTCAGCCGACGAGCTGGAGAAGGCATTCTTCAACCTGCCGGTCAAGGAGCCATCGACTGCACTGGCTAACCTGGTACAGACGCTCGTCGATGAAGGACGACGATTTGCCACTACCACTGAGAATATGGTTGGCGAAGCCTCGAACACTGGACCTGTCGGAACGACACTGGCGCTGATCGAGCAAGGATCGAAAGTCTTCAGCGGCATTCACAAGCGCATGCACATGGCAGCCAGGCAAGAGTTCAAGATGATGGCCACGCTGAACTTCGAGTTCATGGAAGTGGACGAGTATCCATACGAAGTGCAGGGTGAGGAACGCACCATTCTCAAGTCCGACTTCGATGGTCGCGTTGACATCATCCCGGTATCCGATCCGAACATCTGGTCAACGACGCAACGCATTGCACAGAACCAGGCAATCCTGGAACTGATCACGGCTGATCCTGAGTTGTATCCGAAGAAGCAGCGCAAGATCGCGCACAGGCGCATGCTCGAATCGTTACGCATTCCTGATGTCGATCAGATACTGCCGGAGGACAGTGACGCTGCACTCGATCCGGTGAGCGAGAACATGGGCTTCATGGTTGGATCTGCTGCGACTGTCTTCCCACTCCAGGATCACGAATCGCATATTCAAGTCCACATGAATTTTGCAGAGCAGCAGGCCGCAGAGAATCCTGACCTGGTAGCGCAGATGGAGGGAGTGGTCCAGGCGCATGTCATGGAACACAAAGCCTACGTGTATCGGGCCCAGGTCGAGGCTGAGTTGGGAACACAATTACCGTACATCAACCTGGACGATCCGGCAGATAACGAGGATCTTCCGCCTGAGTTAGAAAAACTCATCAGTCAAGCTGTTGCCAAGAAGCTGCGGCCTCCGCCACCTCCAGCTCCGACACCTGAAGAACAGGCAGAGCAGGACGAGCGTCAACGCGAGGAAGACGAGCGCGACCTGGAGACGATCGGCAAGATCGAGCGTGGCAGAGCAGAGAGCGCAGCCGGCATCGATCGCAAGGAGGAGGAGTCCGAGTCGGATCAGAAGCGCAAGGACAAGGAATCCCAGGCTGAGGAGAAACGTAAGGACAAGGAATCAAGAGCCGAAGTTCGCCGCCTGGACAAGAAAGCTCGCGCTCAAGCCACCTTTGGTAGGGGGCCAGTGAGCGCACCAACCAGCAAGGCCGGAAAGAAACGGAAGAAGAAACGTGGCACTAGCAAGTCCTAAAGAGGTTCGAGCGGCGAGGGCATTCCTACAAACCAGGGATATTCGATCTGCTGACATTCCTCCACGGAAGTTTGCTAATTCAGCGAAGGAGCTGAACATGGGATTTCGTGAGTTGCTACGGATGATCTCCAGGTTATACTCTGGCGGCCAAGCACAGTCGCGCTTCCGTATGGAGATCATTGCGGCTGAAGCAGAAAAAGGGTAAGCGTCGTGCCCTAATGTTCGACGCAGGTTGAGGAGACAGTCATGGACTATCTTTTGTATCCAAAGCCGAGTGCAGATAAAACCGCAAGCAGATCCGCAAAGAAAGTGTCAACGGTTTCTGGTGGCGGCCAACATCATGTTTCCGGTGCGATGGGTAAGCATCAGAAGACTGGAACTGGTAAGGAAAGTTCGAGCAACAAAGGAAGTTACTAATGCACAAGGAAGGCATGAAAACTAAACCAGCCGGTCAGCGACACATGCAGAAAAAGACTTCGTTAGAAAAGCCGAAAGGTTACCTGGCGAAGAACACGATGGGCATGGGCAAGTCGAAGATGCGCGCCAAAGGGACGATGGGCAAGAACCAAAGTACCGGCGACGGAGGTGCATCGGACTTTTAGGAGGAGAGTATGTCTGCACTTCGGATAGCAGAACTACTCCTGAGTCGCTGCAAGGAACGATTGGCTGAGAATCACGCCACCATGGATAAAGGTGGAGCTGTTGAACAGTATCAGCGCCTGGTTGGAAAGAACCAGGAGCTGCGATGGATGATGGATCTCACCAAAGAGTATTTGCAGCAAGTGGAGTCGGAGGAAGAATTGGATGAACTCTGAAACGGAGAAATCGGAATGGGCGGAAGCGCAACCAGGAACAGTTCTGGATACGTTCGAGCCCAAAGAATACCCAGGTAAGATCGATCTGTGGCGCATTGCGGTGCAGATCCCGGAGCCACCGGAAACGACGCCAGGTGGAATCGTGACACCAGAGGAGTATCGAGATCAAAGGGAGTTCAGCACGTATGTTGGCATGGTGAGAGCCATGGGCCCGTTGTGTCACCAGGCAGTGACCAGATCACAACTTGATCTGACTCAAGCACTTGGCTGCGATATCGGAGACTGGGTGCAGTTTGGTAAGCATGACGGTGAGAAATTCAGGACGGTAGATGGCACCCTTTGGGTGATCCTTACTGATACGCAGATCATCTGCGTGACAAACCAGCCTGAAGCATTCGATTGCATGTCTCTTTGACTGGAGAATTGCGAGGAGTAGAATCAGCGACACACTGAGTCGTTGCGACCAGGAGAGCGAGGATGGCTGAAACGCAACGGGACAAGATTGAGTACGACTTTGAGGATCTGCGACGGAATGAAGATCCCATACCGGACAACGTACTTGATCAGCTTGGACTCGAAGATGAGGATTTAACCGACGACGAGCGTCATGATGACAAAAAAGCCAGGGATGACAAATTGGAGTTGGATGACAAGGATGACGAAGATGCTGAAATGGAAGACGAGCTGGATGACGATGGAGAGTACAATCCAGCAAAGATGACCAATGCGATGCGAAAGCGTCTCATGAAGGTCAAGCGTGATGCAAACAGAGCGATCGTTTCCGCCAAAGAGGAAGCCGGCGAGGAAATATCAAAGCTAACCAAGCGAATCGCGGAGCTTGAGAAAACCGGGAAGGCCGAACAACTCGAAGATGAGTTCGGTGGGAAGCTCGAAGATCTCGAAGCTCAGATAGTTACTGCTATGGAAGATGGCGACAGCAAGAAAGTTGCCACGCTTACCAGGGAGATGTCTGAGCTGACCGCAGATATGCGCGATAAAAAGCGCGACTTGGAACAGCAAAGGGATGAGCCCGATGATGTTGAGGACGATGAAAAAAGTCCGAAGATCATCCCCAGGGCTGCGGAGTGGGTCAAAGAGCAGGATTGGTGGGACGATAGCGAACTCGGACACGTTCGAGAGTTCGTTCGCACAGCGGATATCGCTTTGCAGAAAAAAGGTTACAAGCCCACCGACGATGACTTCTACGAGCAGTTAGAACGTGTAGTTGAGAAAAAGTATCCAGGTGTCATTGTGCAAACAGTCGATGACGAGGATCTTGATCTCGACGATGAGTTCGAGGAAGAAGACGACTTCGAGGATGTTCCGGACAAAGGTCGCAGGTCAGCGAAGAAGAAACGCAGGCGGCGAAGGAGTCCAGTTTCGGAAGGTGATCGAGGTGGTGTCTCACTAGCGAGAAAGAAGCTCAGGAAGAAGCGCGGCAAGACGCTAAGCGCAGCCAGGGTCAAGAACATGGAAGTGTTTGGAATGGACCCTGAGAATCCTGAACACGTTGAGGCATACCTGGATAATAATCCGTAGGAGACTGAGCGATGGTTAGTACGGCGAAAAGTCAAGCACGAAAGAAAGCTGAGCAGCGTCGAGTTGATTCAGCATCAGGAACAAAAGTGTCAGGCAAAGAGAAGAATGCGCCTGAGCAGTTGGTCCACGGAGAAGGCAAAGTCCATGAAACGGAAAACATGGACCGGGAAATGGACGACCTGTACGACACGGAAACGGACAATGAACAAACGGAGTGGCGAAGGCATTCAGATCTGGATGCGCCACCTGCCAGGGATGGTTACGTGAATCGTTTCATTCGGATACGTCTGGGAACCGTTCGCGATACAGCCCGACTGAGGAATGCTATTCGAGAAGGGTGGAGACCTGTTAAGGCATCGAGCCTGTCAGATCGTTCACTACCGACTACCACTCTCGACCAGTACGGTGAAGTCATCGGTGTAGAGGACTTGATCCTATGCGAGATGCCGGTTCATATGCACAAGCAGCGGCAGAAACATTTCCGCGAAAAGCAGCAGCGTCAGAATCGTGCCATCGAGCGGCAACTAAAGGGAGTGTCCAGGCAGGATGTTTCAGGCTTCGGCCCGATCCAGGCTACCAGGCACTCGTCCGTTACGGCTGCACCTCAACGACGAGTAGAGGTTGCAGATGATGATTAACCGGAGGTATCCGAATGACAAACGTGGATCGACCGTTTGGCTTTACAGCCACTCGCCACGGAGCAGGAGGTACGCCCCAAAGACTCGGTAGTTACGAGATT